TGGGCTATTAAGAATGGTGGCGGAGAGGCGGAAGCCGAACCCACGGAAGACGCTATTCCGTTCTAATAAATAATTGATACAGCCCCGTAGTTCAACGGATAGAACACCCGCCTTCTAAGCGGGTTATCTTGGTTCGATTCCAAGCGGGGCTAGTTTCAATACACCAACACAATGACTAAACGAAACTGCAAACACATTGAAAAGTTCAATCCTCGTGTATTTGGCCCATATATCACAGTATCCTACGCTGATGGTGATAATAAAGATTTCATTGGATATACCTGTGAGTATTGTCCTAAATGCGGTCAACGCATTCATCCTGACCTAACCAAACACGCTAAAGACTTCGACGATGAGCAAGAAACCGAATAGTTCTATCAAGGTTGCGGCTATGTCATTAAACATGACAGTCGAACAAGTTGAGCAAATGCTTGATGTCAATATGGCCCTGTCCGTATGTCAGCATGAGAAGCGTCAGATAGCCGAAATGTATAAGAAACTCCTGGCCGAGCACGAAGAACTTTTGCTTAAACAATCTAAATAACATGAAGAACGAACAATCAATAACTTCAAATCTCGCCGCCAACGTTCTTAGACTTGGAAACGAGGTCAGAGACTTGTCCAACGAGAACAAGCAGTTGAAGAAGGACAATGACGCATTAGCAAAGTTCTGCAAGGCCTTTGCGTTCATCATGCCGGAGCCTCACAAGGATATACAGGATTCATTGACACACACCGAACTGTATCGAATCCAGCACAAGATGGCTAAAGCACAGTGGCTCGAATGGTTTAACAGCAATCCTCAGAAATGAGAGTATTAGTCGCTTGCGAGTTTTCTGGGACTGTTCGTGATGCCTTCACGAAGCAGGGCCATTATGCAATGTCTTGCGACCTACTTCCGACTGAAAAGCCCGGAGAGCACTATACTGGAAGTGTCTTCGATATCATTGACAATGACTGGGACTTGATGATATGCCATCCGCCTTGCACCTATCTTACCATTAGTGGTAATCGTTGGTTTAAGCCAGAATACAAGGACAGATATCCCGACCGCCCGCAGCAACGCCTGGATGCTATCGCGTTTGCTACTAACCTTTTTAATGCGAAGATTGACAAGGTGTGCATGGAGAATCCGGCAGGAGTCCTTACGACTCAGTTTCGACCGCCCGACCAGTATGTTCAACCTTACCAGTTCGGAGAGCCTCACGCCAAACGAACTGGCCTATGGCTAAAGAATTTGCCTTTACTTGTTCCGACTAACCTAGTAAAACCTGAATACTATGTATATAAAGACGGCACAAAAGACCCGATGTGGCATTACCAATCATTCCGTTATAACAAAGAAGAACGTGCTAAAATGCGTTCTCGCACATTCCAAGGCATAGCCGACGCTATGGCCGACCAATGGGGCAAACAGATTTTACTATGAAAAAATACCAGACCTTTCTTTGTGTAGGAGATAACCACGGCGATATGTGCGACCCTGTTGCGTTCGGGGGCCTAAAGGAGTTCATCAAGGACTTCAAACCCGACCATCGCATTCACCTTGGAGATTGCTTCGACTTCCGTTCTATCCGACGAGGAGTCTCTAACTCGGATAACGAATCACATGAGTCATTGATAGATGACGTTGAATGTGGTTTTGAATTCATCGAAGCAATGAAGCCTACCGCATTCTTGTATGGCAATCATGAAGACCGCCTTCACCAAATGATGGTTGGAAGCAGCAGCGGTGTTATTCGAGACTATGCGTTTGAACTTGATAACAAGATTAAGTCAACGCTCCGCCAGAACAAGTGTAAGACCATTCTTCCTTACCATGCCGACAAGGGCGTGTATCGACTGGGGCCTATTACTGCTGTGCATGGATACACTTGCGGAACTCGAGCAGTTCAAGAACACGCCATACACTACGGAGAGGTTGGAGGCGCTGTGATTATGGGACACATCCATAGCATCCAACAGACCAACGCCAAGCGTCACGGAGGTGTGGTTGGATTCTCCGGTGGCTGTATGTGTAAGAAAGGCGAAATGGACTACGCCAAGAACCGACTGGCTACCTCTATGTGGGGTCTTGGCTGGACTTACGGAGTCATTGAAGGCAAGGAATGGAAGGTCTGGCAGGCTCACCGATTCAATGACGGCTGGATTTGGACAAAGGACGTTCGCACTTGGACTCACAAAAATGGGAAATAATCACAAGATGGTCATGTTTAACGGCAACCTCATATCAGAGGTTTTGCTGTCTAGACTCATGAAGATTGAGGATACTATCAAAGACCTCAACGATAACAAGCGAATGAATGCTCCGGATATGTCAGCACATCTCCAAATGCCAGAACTCACCTTAAAGAAGTATATCAAGTTACTCGGCATCAAGATGCACAACAAGAAGCCTTGGTCGATTGCGGATAAGTCCAAGTGGCGTAAGATTATCCTTCCAATGGTGAAGAAAGGTATGCTATATAAAGACATAGCCAAAGCGGTCGGCTCATCTACATCTGTCGTATATCTATGGTGCGTCAGAAACGAAATAGACCGCAAAACCATTCTAGCAAACTGCTGGACCAACAACAAAACAAATGAAAAAAACAAACGACCTGCTTAAATACTTAATTGCCGAACTTCAAATGACCAAGGTGGACGAAATCCCAAAGGGTTTCTTCTCCGTTCACCAATGTGCAAAAGAAATGGACCGAAGCCTATGGACTGTGCGTCAGAAACTTCAAGCGATGGCAAAGGCCGGAAAACTTGAGCGTAAGTTGTTTCGAGTTAAGTCTGCAAATGGCTCAATCATCAGCGTCCCTTTCTACAAAACCATCAAGAAGTAATGGCCTCACTCGTTGAAGTCTATCGCCTAGCGGTCATAGAGAACCTCACAGCCCGAGACGCTGGCATCAAGTATGGCGTGTGCCGTCGCTCTCTCGCCAAGATGAAGGGTAAGCATAACCTTCCGTCCCTCCGTAGTGAGATTACCAAGAAGGTAGATGGACAACTATCTCGCCTTAACGACACGCAGTTAAAGTCCTACTGGGAGGCACTCCAACTGCCGAAGAACGCCAACACCAGCAAGACCGAAAAGGAACTAGTCCGACTCGAACTGGTAAAACGCTCCCTGTCCGTTCGTGCAGGAGTAACGGATTAAAGGGAGGCTTCGGAAAGTTCAGCACCCAACGGATAACAACGAAACATGAGCAACAATCCTCTGCACGGCTGAACTAACTTCAGTTATTAGATTGCTCGCCATTCTCGTCTTGTCCAGTTCTTTTCGCCCTCAGATAGTCGAAAGTCTTTTTACTTACCAATATAACAATATGTCCAACAACAAGACCGAAACCAAGTCCGGCAATCCAGCCGAACCACTTAGTGTCAAAGACCCAAGAGACGGACGTAGCCAAGGCCCCGAATACACATATGATTCCTCCGCTTACCTTCTTGGGTGTGAACGCTACTACGAATGCTCCTATCGCAAACATCGCAATTCCTACGCAAGTTATCATATACAGATGTTCGCTTTTGACCGCCCTGTTCTCCGCTTCGATGGCAAGTTCTTTGGCAAGGTTTGCTTCGGCAAGTTCACTGTCAAGCGCAACAACTTTGGCGTAGAGGACGGAGGTTTCCTTGTCAACTTTCTCGGCTTCAACCTTATCTTTCGCAACCGCCTTAGTATCGTTGTTCTTAATGATAAGTCTTTTTTCAGCCAGTTTAGCAACTGTGGGGGGCTTTATACCCCCTAATCTTGCGTTCTCAGCCTCTAGGGTAGAGTAGGCGATGGAAGGCCTAGGGGTAACCTCCAAGACGGCTGTAATGCCAGCCCCAGCGTCGGAAACTATGCCCTCCAGTTTATCTATGTAGAGGTCTTTCTCCTTGTTATCCTTAATGACAACTATGGGTTCTGGCCTGGATGTGCACCCGGATACTATAATCAGGAATCCTGCTATGCACATTGACTTATTCATTTAACGTCAAGATAGTCTGTTAGGTCTTGGTCTATAAGGTTCGCTCTCTCTTCTGCGTTATACGGCTTATTAAACAGTTTAACCAAGTCTTGCTGTCTGGCATCAACTCCATCTTGCATCTTTTGATTGCTCATCTTTAAGGCAAGCATAGCCTTCGGGATTTCGGTTTGCCAGTTTTTGCTTTTTAAAGCATCAACATACATTTGCTTTTTAAGTCGTGGATTTGTTTTTGAAATCTTTTGAGTTCCAATATGGGAACCTGTTTGATACATATAAGAAATCATAGCAGCCTGCTGATTGGGGTTTTTCTTATCCCAGTTTGGGTCTAGTTTTTTAAGAGCAGGAATGAACTCAGTTCTGATTCTCCCCCTTGCAATCTTGTCGGCTTCATCTCTTGAAAGAACTTCGCCTTCCTTAATCTTGACTGTATATTCACCAGTTGCGTCTGGCTTAAGTTTAGAACCCCATCCGGCCGTGTAATCTGTTTCTGCCCCAATCTTCATTCCCTTCTTGTGCCAAGTTTCCAGTCTTTTCAATCTATCAAACGCAATGTCTTCGGCAGCACTTACATAGTTAGGACTATTGTTTGGAGTAGCAGTAGGAATTGTAATGTTAGGGGTAAGCGTCTCAACAGGCTGTGACTTACTCACAGGTGTCTTAAGACCAGGAGTTGCAGTCTTGACAGGCTTATCTTCGCCAAATAGGTAATCTAGGAGTCCCATGTTATTCTGATTTAGAGAACATATTTTTAGCACGACTACTGATAAAGTCAAACAACTCAGGAGCAATAGCCCCAGAGATTGAATAAAGGATACCTTTGTAGATTGGCAGTATGTCAATGTAGTAGAGGGCGAAGTATGTTATAACACCCACACAGGCTCCGGCAAACACCTTTCTTCCCCAAACAAACACGTGATACTTTTCGTTCTTCATTACCAGACCAACGAAGGCACCAATTGCTCCAAGGATTATAACAACCCATCCGCCAGACTTAAAGTCCGCTATGACTGCCTTCATTGACTGGTCATGCTCATTCATCGTTGTGCAGGCCTGTCATAGCGGTTGGCGGGAACTCTGGTCGGGACAGGGTTCTGGTTCTTGGGGACGGCACTTCTTCTCAGCCTCATAGCCTCTTCGTTAGTGAAGCCTAGGTTCAGTTCAGGGTTATTGGTGACGAAGTTCTTAAGCCACTGCGGTTCACTATTCTTGTATGCTTCCTCGACAGCCTCTTCTCTGCTCTTCGCACGGAGGATGATTTGACCACCCGGAGCATACAAG